TTAAAAAAGGTGTTACATTCAAAACATGAATATATTGATAGTTTGGGGTTGTCTGTTAAAGAAAAAGATGCATTATTAAATCAACTTAAATCAAATGTATCTGATATTAAAACTGAGGTTAATACATCTTTAAATGAGCAACTGATGCAACTAAGTATTAAGAATCAAGAATTAGAAAGTTCAATATCTGAACATTCTGAAGAACTCAAGAAAAGAGATGTTATTATAAGTAATTTAAGACAACAATTAGATGAAGCTAAAAAATTATTAGAAAAAAATGCACTAACGTCTATACCGAAAGAAATAGATTATTCAAGTTGTAATGAAACATTACAAAAGTTTATAAGTGTTAATAATATGTTCTTTAGAAAAAAACAAGTTATATCTATTTTAGATGGTATTATTAATAATCCTAATAAAATATCAAATTTTACAAACTTGAACGACCAGATGAAAGAAAATTTAAGAAATAGATTTGAAACTGTTAGACAGGAAATTAATAAACATATTGATTTTCTTGATTTAGGTAAATATGTTAATAGTCCAAATATTCAACTATTTAAATCTAAGGCAACCATGAAAAATATTCCAGCTCAATTTTGTGAGGAACTAAATAATATTTCAAGTTACTGGGATAACAATATTGGTATATTTAGAGAACAAGACCGTATTTTAACAAATATTTATGAAGATTTAAGTGGCGCTGTTCGTGTTTACATTAAAGTTAAACCATTAATTGGTAAAGAACAAAAACATAATACTGTCTATCTTGAAAAACATAGTAAAAAGGTAACTATTGATTGTTCAGAAGTTGCAAATGTTAATAAGAAACAAACATTTGGAGAATTTTATGGCATATTTACTGAAAATTTTACCAATAAAGATGTATATACTGGTGTACCTGGTTCTGGAGATATATTAGAACTAAATATAGATACAGATTCTATAGAAGAAAGCAATGAAACAATAAGTCCAGGATTATATAGTACATTTAAGCAAGTTGAAGATGGGTATTCAATTGTACTATTTGGATACGGATTAAGTGGAAGTGGTAAATGCCATGGAAAAGGAACAGAAATATTGATGTACGATGGGTCAATTAAAAAAGTAGAAGATATTAAAGAGAATGATTTATTGATGGGAGATGATTCTACACCAAGAAAGGTTCTTTCTTTAGCTCGTGGTAAAGATATGATGTATGAAGTATCAAATATTAAAGGTGATAAATATGTAGTTAATAGTGAGCATATTTTGACATTAAAATATAGTGGTAAAAAGTATTTAAGAGATAGAAAAGATAGATTATCATTTCAAGTATGTTATTTTGATAAAGGAAGCTTGACTATAAAAAGTAAAACATTTTCTTATAAAAATAAGGACAAAATTGAAATTTATGATACAGCAAAAAAATATTTAGACGATATTCAAGATAATTTAATAGTTGACATTCCATTAAAAAAATACATGGAATTATCAAAAGGTTATAAACCACAATTACGTGGCTTTAAGGTACCTATTGATTTTCAAGAACAGTATGTAGAATTAGATCCATATATGTTAGGTGTATGGTTAGGAGATGGGCATAAAAATACTTCATGTATTACAAATCAAGATGGAGCTATTTTAAAATATTTCAGAGATAATTTACCAAAATATAATTGTTATTTATCTTTTCAAAATTCAAGTAAGTATATATATAGAATTTGTAGCAGTGAACCATTAAAATATCATGATAATTCGAATTATTTTATTAAACAATTACATCATTACAACTTAATACATAATAAACATATTCCAATGATTTATAAATGTAATTCTCGAGAAAATAGATTAAAACTCCTTGCAGGATTTATTGATGCGGATGGTCATTTAGATCAAAATGGAGGGTATGAAATTAGTCAATCAATAGAACATGAAAAATTATTAGATGACATTATTTATTTATGTCGTAGTTTAGGATTTGCGTGTTATAAAAATATTAAAAAGACAAGTTGGACATACAATGGGGAATGTAAAACTGGTGAGGCGCTAAGAATACATATATATGGTGATAATATAGAAGACATACCAGTATTATGTCAGAGAAAAAAGGCAAGTTGTCGTAAACAAATTAAAGATCCATTAGTTAGTGCAATAAATATTAAAGAATTAAAAGAAGATGATTATTATGGTTTTGAATTAGATGGTAATCATAGATATGTCTTAGGTAATTTTGTAGTTACACATAATACATTTTCATTAATTGGTGATAAAGGTGTTCCTGGTTTATTGCATTATGGTTTAGCTAATTTAAAGGGTGTATCTAAAATTCGTGTTAAATATCTATTTGAGCAATATATTGATAAATTTGTACCGACTGTGAGTAAAATTAGAGGTAAAATTATTAATTTAGTTAATGAAGTTCCTCAAATGAGAAAGTATGCAAGAGACGAACAACGAGAATTCAATGAATTTATTAGTGGACAAGTTAATTTAAATGATATTAAAGTTGATAACATAAATACATTAACTGGATTGTTAGAAAGTTATAGAAAAAGTCATTTTAGAATTAAGAAGACACCAAATAATCCAGTATCAAGTCGTTCACATTTATATATGGTATTTGAAGTACAATTTGAGACAGGTAAAGTAGGATATGTTACTATAGTTGATACAGCTGGAAGAGAAAGTCCTATTGATATTTACAATATGTTTATTGATACCTCTCAAAGAGTCACTTTAACAACTATATTAGGTCCAACTGGTGGACCTGGTGTAGTTAAAAGATATTTAAATCCAAAATATAATGAATATGATACTAGTGATATTTATGAAATATTAAATGAGGGATTTTATATCAATGAAACTATTAATCATTTGATTTATTTCTTCAATAAAAAGAATTATAAGACAACAAAAATTCAAAGAATAGGAAGTATTGATAAATATGCAAATGAAAAATATTATGTAGACCCAAGAACAGAAGAAGATTCTATAGACCCAATTAATAATTGCTTAATGATTCCTATTTTGAAATTTTTAGATGCTATTAGTAATAGAAAACAAGATGATTTAGATTACAAACCTACTAAATTTATAACAATTGTATGTGTTAGAAAAGACGAAGAATATTGTTCACAAATTTTCGGAACATTAGAATTTGCTGAAAAAATTAAGAGTTCTTAAACATTCTATATAATTATTTTAATTATTTTATATAGAATTTATATTAATTTTTACCTGTTTTACCAGAAGATGAAAAGTATAAATATGCTAAAATAGATGCAATAATTAAGAATATAACAAGAGTTACAATCATACTAATTGAACTTCCAGATAAACCTTCATCCTTGACTTCCTTAACTTCCTTAACTTCTTTTACTTCGGTTTTTTCTACAAAAGGATTACCTCCACTTTTTTTAAAAAAATCATCACTTGCAGATTTCATTTCAAAATCCATTGATGACATTGTCATTTGTGCATCATTAACTGTACTTCCAACGTTTTGTTGTCCTACAGACACTTTCATTATATAATAGTAACAATTAAAAAAAATAATTGAAATAAAGAATCTCTTCAAAAAAATAAAGAATGAACTTCAAAAAAGACATAATTGAAATAGAAGATAAACAATATGATATTTATATCGGTAAAAACGCCAATGGTAATGAAGAAATTATAAAAAATTGTCATCCAAATAGTTTGTGGTTTCATATTGATAACATTAGTTCAGCACATGTTATCTTGGAATCAAAAGGAGATGATATACCAAAAAGATTTCTAATACAAATTGCTAACATTCTATTAGAAACTAAACATAATAGACCGAATAATGTAAATGTTATTTATACACAAGTGAAAAATGTTAAGTTAACTAAAAAATTAGGTACTGTTATACCTTCTAGAACGAAGATAATTAAGATGTAAAAAAATGAATTTAAAAATAAAGTGATTAGACAAATAAGAACCATCTATACAAAATGCGATTCACTAACATTTCTCTTTTTGCTCTCATTGTTCTCTTTAGTGTAGCTGTTAATGCTCAAGTTGATGATAATCCAAAAGTTGGAGATGATGATGTTATCCCACGACCAGGTGATGACCGCGTAGTTCAACCACCTGTTGGTCAGGAACCTGGGGATGACAATATTGTACCACGTCCTGGAGATGACCGTGGTGGTAATGGAACGACGACAACTACACGTCCTTCTCCAACTGCAGTTCCTACTAATGCTGCTATGAAGAATAGTATGGGAACTCTTGGTATGGCATCTTTCTTTGCATATTTTATGTTGTAAACTTTAAAGAAAAAATAATATAAAAATAATATAAAAAATAATGTTAAAATAATGTAAATATTAATTTAAGCGTCACATCTGTGGCGCTTTTTTTTATGTGCGTTTATTTTAGAATCAATACACGTATGAATTTATTTAAAGATATTTTACATTTTTAAATAAAATATGAGTTCTAATAGTGAAATTGCCTTAACAATTATTGGTTACGTATTATTTGCTATTTCTGAAATTTTACCATTGATTAATATTCCTACGAATGGTTTATTACAAAGTTTATTAATGGGATTTGGTAAGGCATTTAAAAATCCTGAAAAAGATATTGAGATGGCTGATATGTTAATTAAAAAGAAGCCCGAATATGTAAATATTGTAAATTCTATTTCTACAAACCCTCAAATTCTTCAAATAGTTAATAGTTTAATTTCTAATCCATTTGATGCAAATAATGTAACAATTATTCAAAATAATCCAGATATTGCTAATTTAGTATCTGTCATAGGTAGTAATCCACAATTAAGAACTACTATATCAGGAATGATATCTGACCCTAATTTATATAATAATATTAGTATGTTACTACATAATCCTAAAACTGCACCTAATTTATTAGCATTACAAATGAACCCTCAATTAGAACAAGTCTTACCTACATTAATTTCCAATAAACACTTACTTGATGCATTTAAAATTCCAGATGTTACAAATAATATTTCACACATGTTAAATAACCCACAATTAACTTCTATTGTTAATGTATTGGCAACGAATCCTAATTTATTAAACGAAGTTAGTAATATGTTACCTTCAAATTAATTGAATTTAAAAATAATTAATCTTTAAATTCAAGATGTATTCATGGGAAGAATTTACAACTGGGCAGAAATTAGCTTGGATATTTAGTACAGTCTCAAATGCATTATGGTTATTTGTATTTGTACCTCAATTATATAAAAATTATAAAACCCAAAAATCAGTTGCTTTAAGTTTATCATTATTGTTCTGTTTAATTTTAGGTGATATATTTTCAATCATAAGTGCACATATTAAAAATCTAAATATAGTCATTATCTATGCAGCTTTATACCATATTATTCTTGATATTATTATAATTAGTCAAGTTCTATACTATAGAAGGAAAAATATATTGATATCGGAAAACGAAGATAATCTAAATAATATAGAAGAAACACCATTGTTAGAGAATGAAAGTAGTATAGAATTTTTAGATTATCCTTATTTTTATTTAACATTTTGGGAATTTATCTTAATCATAGGTAGTTTATTATTAACATTTATAAGTACCTTATTTGTATTATTAATAAAAGAATATGACACTAGATTAACAATAGCTGATATAATTGCATGGTCGGCTACAGGTATATTTATGTTAGCTCGATTACCACAAATATGGTTAAACTTTAGTAGAAAATCTACAAAAGGACTTTCATTATTATCCTTTATAATTATCAATATAGCAAATCTGTTTTTCTTACTGTCTGTACTTATTGTAATGTACGATTTGGACGAAAATAATTATATAGATTATATTAAGAATAATATTCAATGGATTGTAGGTAGTAGTTCTACAACTTTATTTGATTGTATTATCTTCTATCAGTTTTATAAATATAAAGATTCTAATATATTTGAATCTGATTTAGATTAAATTTATATAATATTTTTTTATTGGTAATATATAATGAGTAGTTTTTGTGAAGAGTGTAGAAAAAATGCGGATATTCAAGTGATTCTGATTCCGATACCGATACAAACTCAGACACGTCATCTGAGTATTATCAAGAAACATCAGATGACGTTCCTATTGATTTAACTAGTTTAAGTATTAGTGAAACAGAACCAACCGAAGGTGAAAGTGAAAGTGTAGAAACTTCAGATTTACCAATTGATTTAACAAGTTTAAGCATCGATGAAACTAAAACAACCGAAGGTGAAAGTGAAAGTGTAGAAACTTCAGATTTACCAATTGATTTAACAAGTTTAAGTATAAGTAAAACAGATTCTAGTGAGCCAACTGAAACAATAGAATCAACGGAACCAGAAGAAAGTAGTGAACAAGATGAAACAACAGAAAGTATGGAACAAAGAAAAAGAAAAAGAAGTGAATCACCAGAAGTTGAATTAGATTTTTCAAAATTAAGTTTAAATGAATCATCATTAGAAGATGATAAATTAAGCAGTCTACTAAGTAGTTTATTTGTTTCAGAAAAAGTAAAATCTAAAGATGACGTCGAAGAAGTTGATGAACTTGACAACTTGTCTTCTATTCTTTCTAGAAAACTTAAAATTTCGCCTAAAAAAAGAAAAACAAGTAGTAATTCACCAATGGATGTTGAAGAAATTCCTCTTAAGCAACGCTTAAGAAAAAGTATAAAAAAACCAATCAGGGGAAAAATGACTTCAAGAGAAGTTCCTAGAGAAGAATGGTCTATCAAAGATGATACTGAAGATTTATTTGAAATCTTATTTGATAAAAAGGGTAAACTTAAGAAGAAGAAATAATCGTATTTTTATGTGTAGAGTACCATAATGAAAAAATTATAATTAATATAGTTAACAAAGTTGTTATAGCATTAGTTATTATAACTTGAAAATCATGTTTTAATATTCCATATACCATCCATAAAATTTGAGCTATTAATAAAACAATATACATTGTAATAGATATATCTTTAGCACTTTTATTCTTAATTATTATAACAAGTTGTGGTACAAAACTACACACAATTAAAAATCCTGCCACTATACCTATAGCATCAATATATGTAAATTCCATAACTTACTTAAAAATATTCTATATTTTTAAATTGAAACAGTATATTAAAGGTTTATATTAATTTACTTTTTCATAAAATTAGGTCCAAAAATATATCTTAATAAAGACATAATATATCCGTACATAGAAGTTTCTTGTGTTAACAATAAATAAAGTATATTATCTTTTTGATGTTTATATTTTTTGTATAAATCCCCAAGTACATCTTTATTATCTAACATTTTACCATTCTCTAATCCTAATTTTAATACTTTTGTATCATCAGCCTTAATTCTATGTCTGACTTCTTGAATAATGTCTTCTACTAGTAAATCCATATGAAAACGGAATTCCTTACCATTTCTGTTAAAACGTTTAGACTCTTGACCAGCTAATCCTTCACTTAATATTGGGTCAACAGAATCAATTACAACAGGTAATTCTCCTATACCCTTTGTTCTAACATTATGACTAAATCTTTCTCGATCACTCTGACTGTTATTTTGTCTGTATTTTACAAAATCATGTCCGTAAAGACTAGATTGAAGTAGAGAATTCATATTTATAATATAATATATAAAATAATATTTAAGTTTAAATTAACTTAAAATTAAATCAAATTATTAAATAATGTATGTTTATATCGTCTATTCTAAATCCAAAATTCATGGTGTATATTCTGATGAAGATACTGCGAGAGAAGTACAAGATTTTTTAACAAATAAATATGGATACCTACATGGTGTTCCAAAGAGATTTTATTATATAGATACACTTGAATTCAACCAAATACCTAATAGTATGAAAAGAAACTAAATTAAAAGTGAGGATAATCACACCTCAGTTTTAAATTAAAAGTGAGGATAATCACACCTCAGTTTTAAATTAAAAGTGAGGATAATTAAATAATTTTTTATATTTTATTATTGTAATGGTAGCAGGAACACTTCAATTACAAGCTAGAGGTATACAAGATGTGTATCTTACTAAAGATCCAGAAATCAATGTTTTTCAATATCACTATTTTAGATATGTAAATTTTGCCAATGATGTCTATAAACTTCCTTTACATGACCCAGCAAAATTTGGATCAAAAACACATATAGTAATTCCGAAAAAAGGTCACCTGTTATCAAAGTTATATTTACAATTAAGGCTACCGCCTATAATAAAAAACGGAGGTGAATATGCGTGTTGGTCAGATACAATTGGTTATTCTATTTTTAATGGGCCTATTGAATTACAAATTGGTGGAGTTGTAGTAGACAAATTATATCCTGTAGGTTTAGATATAATGAATGAATTAACAGTTCAATCTAGTGACTTAGGACATAATAGAATGATTTTAAAATCAGATATATGGAGGAGTAATATATATAATGCAACAAAACCTGTTGATTTAATGATTCCTTTAGATTTTTGGTTTACAAAACATTACTCAATGGCCTTACCACTATTAAGTATGACTAGTCAAGAAATCCAAATTAATTTTAATTTTGCTGATTTTAGTAAAGTTATTAATTATGACGGTCTTGACCCTGTAAGAGTAGAAATACTAGATTCAAATATATTTGCCGAATATATTATGTTAGATGACGTTATATTAGATAATTTTCAACGCCAAAAACACCAATATGTTATAACACAAATGGTTTATAATGGCGATGATACAATTCAATCTGGTAAAAATTTATTCAGTACGAAAATAAACTTTAATAATCCTTGTAAAGAACTAATATTTTGTTGTGTAGACCAAAATAATTATGAAAATAACAATTATTTTAATTATTCTAGACGTTCAGATGAAGCGTCTTTAATAACTGAAGCTAGCTTATTAATAGATGGTAGACATAGATATGATAACTTTTTACCAGAATATATTTTTAGAGATTATTTCCCAAATATTGTTCATTCTGTAGTGCCAACAAAGCATTTTTACGTGATGCCTTTTGCTTTAAAACCAGAAGATGAACAACCAACTGGTAGTATTAATATGGGGCGTTTCGATGAAGTATTGCTCAATATTAAATTGAGAGATAATAATCCAGAATGTAAATTATATATATTTGGTATAATGTATAATATAATAACTATAGAAAACGGAGTTTTAACATTTGAATTCGTTAATGTTTAACATTTGAGTTTGTTAATGTTTAACACTTTATATTACGCGTGTTTTATTAAATGCTTTTTTCTTTTGTAATATTATAAAATGCATTATAATATTGTCGCTGTAGCGCTAGTAGCTCTTGGATTTGGTCTTTTATTCTTTTTAGATACATTAATTGCAAAAGATACAGAATATTCAATGTTAAAAACTGTTCGAAACAATAATTTAATGGTTGGTGTATTATGTCTTGGTGCAGGTTATTATGCTTATACTCTCGGGGAAAAACAAAGACAAGGTACCTCATCTCAACCAAGTGAACTAGCTACTTCAGAACCAATTGTACGAAATGAACTACCATCATACGAAGAAGCAACATCAACTGATGAAATAATGAATATGGAATAAATTAATTTATAGGTGGTTATTTAATTTACTTTTGATTAAATTAAATATTAAAATTAAATATTGTTTAAAGTAGTTAAGGACATAGTTTGTCTTAATCCGTGTGGAATTGATAGTTTTTCGGGTGATGGTAATAAATCTGTATCACCAAATTCATCAGAAGATTTAATAACATATCTTTGATAAAATGTTAGTCGTGACATGAACGGATGTTGTGTATGATATATTTTCAATAAGCCAAAAACTAAATTCATAATAATATTAAATAATTCATATTTATGACATTTTAAAATATCAACTTCATCTTCGTCTGGATTAGCCCAATCATGGCAATATTTACTATCATAATCTATTTCTACTTTAGAATCTTTCATAATTTTAGTCTCTAACTTATTCAATAAAACTTGAAGCTTATCAAGTTTGGATTGTATGTGAGTATATTGTGAATAATGTTTCATAAGTATTTTAACTGTATTTAAAACTCGAACTACGTATTTAGTTTTATTATGATGAATGAAGAAAAATCCAGCGTTTTCTAAAATTGATGTTAAATAATCTACTTCTGTTAATGGTATTTCTATTTTATTATTACACATTTGTGAATTTACAACTGTATCCATAAAAGCTCCACGTGTAAAATAAGTCTCTGTTCCGTAGAAATTAATAACACTTATAAAATCATGAATTCCTAGAAGTTTATCATCTCTATATGAATCAATAAATCCATTTTCTTTTTTAAATAATGATGTATAGTTGACTTGATTAGGGTCCTTATTTCTTAAATAAATAAGAGTTTTACCAGCATAATACAATACTTTAAAATTAGGTAATTTATTTTGCATAAATTTTATTAAATCATTATAAATATGTTCACCAAATCCATCCCTAAGGTCTCTTAAATATTTAATCAACCCCCACATTAACTGACTATCTTGTGAAGGATTTTCTTTTAAATAGTAAAATTGTTGACCGCAAGAAGCTTCATCAACATATCCAGTATATTCTTTATTATCAAATGTTATATAAGCTTTACCATATATATTTGTATCAAATACAATAGAACTATCTTCTCCAAAATATTTTTTAAATATTTTTTGAAACGCTTTAATAATTTTAACTTTATATACAGTATTACCGTATAATGTAATATCATAATCTGATGTTAATTTAGTGGACCCCACACTATAAACCTGAATATCCTTTCTCGATAATTTATTTTGTTTTAAAAGCTTCTTTATTATACTATCAACTATCATTTTTCTAAGTAACCAAAACATTTTCTTATTGTCTTCAGTGTCTAATAATTTTATGTTTTCCCATGTAAACTTTAATTTAGTGTTATCTTGCAATACTATATAATATTTAATACCAGATTTAGAAAGTAATCCCTTATCTATAAAATAACTTATTGCATTATTAATTAATCTATCATAGTAACCAGATTCTTCTACATCAGAGTCAATTATAATTTCTGTACATATTTCTTGTTTACTTTGAAATTTAGAATCGAGACCAATACATTGATTATAACATTGACAAAAATAATTATATACACAATTTTCAAAACCTTTAGGTTCTGTAAAATCACATTCGCGTTTACTCATCTTATTATATATATATAAAAAATTTATTTAAAAATAATATAGTTAAAATAATAACGATGTCATCATCATTTAATAAAAGAATTAATAAAGAGATTCAACTGTATCAACAAGACAACTTTAAATTTCCAAATCTAATATTAAAACCGAGTGATAATTTAGAATTATGGTATTTTGTAGTTTATGATTTAAAGGATACTGAATATGAAGGTGGTGTTTATTTAGGTAAGGTAATGCTACCACCAAAATACCCATTTAAGGCACCAGACTTTCAATTTTTAACTCCATCTGGTAGATTTGAAATTAACAAAAAATTATGTACATCATTTACAGGATATCATCAAGAATTATATAGCCCTTCATGGAATATTGCAAGTATGTGTGCAGGTTTAATTTCTTTTATGACAGATTCTACAGACCGTCCTGAATCTCACGGTATTGGTGGAATGTCTACTACATCAGAGTTTAAAAAAGAAACGGCAAAAAAGTCAAGAGAGTATATAAGAACGAATCCGTTCGTATATAATATATTTGAAACACATTTTAATGAATATTACGATTTACTTGAATTAAACTAATTCAATAAATGGTAAGTTTACTTGAATTAAATTAATTCAATAAATGGTAAGTTTACTTGAATTAAATTAATTCAATAAATGGTAAGTTTACTTGAATTAAATTAATTTAGCTAAGAATTTATCTGCTTTATTAATGTCATGTCTATCTTTGATTGCATGTGTCCGATAATAATAAGCTTCTAGTATTTTAGCGAGTTCTACATGATTAGAAGTATATGCTGTTATTATAGCATTTCTTAAATCATCATGTGTTAATGGTTCATTTGTATATGGAATTCTAGGTTTATCTTCAAAAAATGGTAAAACAGATATTATTTCTTCTCTTGGAGCTTTACCATAATATCTTTCATTTTCTACGTCATGTGCTAATAATTCTTCAACTATTTCTACATGACCATAAAATGAAGCAGCTTTTAATGCATCAAATATATTTAATTCAAGAGGATAGAATGTAGATAATTCTAATACGTGTTTTACAAATCGTAACAACCCTAATTGTGAAGCTTTATCTAGTACATATTGATAATGTCCTTCGTTGTAATATATCATTAATTGCTGTTCATACTCGCTCATTTGTGTATCTTCAATTTCTGTTAAATAATCAAGTAATATTTCTTTTTTAATAGGTACTACTTCTTTTTTTGGTAGTGTTGGTAATTCTCTTTTTTTAGGGATTGGGATGAGAGGTTTTTCAACTTCTTTTTTTAATTGTATTGCTCTTTTCTTAAATAAAGCACTTGCCTCACGTAAATCATCCGCCTTTTGTGCTAATACATGAAGGTCTTCTCCTCTTTGAAGAATCTTGTGTAGATTTCCTTGCATTATATCTTGTACTTCTTGTACTTTTTTAATTGATTTATTAATGGAAGCCATTTACTCTAATAAATGTCAAGAAATTAATTAATTCAAATTATGAGTTATTTGAATTAAACGTTTATAAATAATAATTTATAGTTGAATTAGTAGGTGTTAATCCAGCATTAGGTTGTGCAAGTCTAAACTTTAATTCATGGACTAATTCCGGTGCCCAGTTAGTAACAACTTGTGTAGGATTTCTAGGAACTTGACTTCCAAACGTAAAATGTACATCTTCGTTTTCTCCACGAAGATTCATTAAATTTTGAAATGGATTGTTAGAGTAAGGTTGATATGGTGGTATAATCACATTAGACCTATCATAACAATGATATGATGGACTACTATTTAAATCCACGTTAGTAAATAATTCAGGAGTATAACTCTGAAACTCTCCAAACTCTTCAGTGTCTTCTTGAAAAAAATCTGTATCTTCATATTGTTTAGTAAGTTTATTAACTTCTGCGTAGACTTGTGAAGAACTATCTTTAGTTGACTGTTCACTTTGAGTTTCTTTTGTTTGAATGTCAGTGGTATTTTCAGTTTGGGTATTATTATCTGTATATTCTTTAAGAAATATATTTGATAATTTCTCATCTACCTTAATTAACGTGAGTGTATAGGCTAGTGTTCTAATATTTTTTGTAGAATTATAAAAATATCCTGGAACTACAACTTGTTCATTTTTTGTTAATTCAGCTATACCATTAGATAATGTAGATTGATATTCATTTTTCATATTTAAATAATCTATGATAGTATGAAAATCATGATTACAAGTATCTAAGCTTGTTAAGCGATTGATAACTCTTTCACTTTTATTAATATGGTCTGTTACCTTAATTAAATAACTCATTATACACTTTTATATACTTTAAATAAATAAATTAAATTTTATATTTAACTTAATTAATTCATAAAAACGGATGCCATGGAATAGATAATATAGGAGTATCATCCATTAACACATGTAGTTCTTTGTTTACCAGCTTCCAACGACTTCCAAAGGTATCAGATTCATTAATACCATTAATAATAGATAACGCAACAGTAGGTAAATGAATAGAACGTTCTTTAGAAAAACTCAATATTAACAGTAAAGTACCTATAAAAGTCTTAGATTTTTTATAATAATTATTAATTATTTCAATAACTACATTAGATATCATCATTGTATTAATTTGATTTACTCTTTTAATGTTTTCTATACATATAGGTATACTAGATACTGTGGTTCCAATATATAATCCAACATAAGATAAATTTTTAATATTACACATAAAGAGTCTCTGTAAAATATTTTGTAAAAATAAAAATAATGTACTTTGTATACAATTATAACACTCTTTTTTAATAATATAATTATATGATTTATTCAACACTAATATACTATAAATACCATGTATAACATAGTATTTTAAATATAAATATATAATTTTATTAAATATTGATTTAGCATCATTTGCTAAATATGTAGTACTACATCTAGTATGATAGTTAGAACATGTTCCATTATAAGTTAAAGATTTTGAGTTTGGATAGCACATATTACGTAAAAAGTTCCAATATTTTTTTGATATAACATTTATATTAAAGAACCCACCACTAATAATAATCGGTGATAAGAAGAATATATACAAAAGTTTAGAATATTTTGAATGAACTGTATATAAACGTTTAATCGAATAAATATAAATTATGTTAAGTAAAACTTCACTATTCATATTATTTATATGTAAAATAATATGACATTTTAAACTACCTTTAACTTTAAAAAAAAATGAATTGGATTTTAATCTACAAACAAACAACAGAAGATGACATCATTTACTAAATATTTGGAACGTTTTACAAAAGATGTTGAAGATACTAAACAATTAACTCATTTAGCTTTTAGAGGTAAAGGAAAATACAATGTACCAGATGACAAATACGATGAGTTTTACAAAATGTATTTTAATGCTTTGATAAAAGATGAATCAATGTATTTAATTGAAAAAATTAATGATTCAACACGCTTTGCATTCTTCTTAGATATTGAAACACCTAAGAAAAGCACTTATAAAATTAAAACTGGAGATATTAAATTGATTATTGATAAAAGTTTAGAAAGTATTGATGAAATGTTTGAAATTGAATCAGGTATTAAAACTAATATTATTACTCGAAGAAATGATAAATATCATGTTAATTTTCCTAAGGTGATTGTTAACACTCTAAATGCACAAAAGTTAGCTAAGATTATTATTGAAAAATTATCAAATATGGAACATAAAAAATTGATTGATACATCTGTTTATAGAACTGGACTTCGAATCTTTGGTTCTAAGAAAAGTGAAGCAGAAATCAAAAAAGAAAAGGATAATTTTGAAGGTGATTTAGAATATTATTCTAGTGTTTATGAAATCTATGATATTGAGAATAACGAACTTTATGATATTAAGGATACAACATTTGAAGAATTTCTACAATTAATTATTCGTCGTAAAAACAACACAAGTTTATCAACTGTTAAAGAAACTTTTAAAAATGAACTAGTTAAAAATACATCTACAAATAATATTACAATTAAAGGAATTACAAATAAGTCTGTTTCAACTGAGATATCTAAATTATTAAACTTCTTAAAAGATGTTTATTCCGAACATTTAGGACATTATGAGTTGAATATCTCACGAATCGTGGCTACTCAAAATAAACAAGGTATCTTTTGTTATTATATTAATCTACAAGATAAAATGTGTCCTTTTATGGGACGAGAACATAGCAGAACTCAAAGTCCAATTTATGTAGAAATTAATATGACAGGTATTTATATTAAATGTTATGACCAAGACTGTCTAAGACGAAAGTATCCAGATGAAGGTTTTCAGTTACCAGAAAATTTTGAAAATGATTACCCTGAGTTATATTTAAGTATGAGTACTAAATATTGGAAGGCTGATATCGATATGACACCTGAAATTAAAAAATTACTTGAAGATTCTTTGTCAGGTTCTCATTATAAAATTGCAAAAGTTATTTATAGTATTTATAAACACAGATTTAGAATTGATGATATTAAAAACCCAGACTGGTATGAATTTGATGGATTTCGATGGGCAAAAACTCATATTATGAATATTTTAATCTCAGAAGAGTTACAGAAGTATTACAAAGGTATTAAAATTAGTGATACTGGAGCTCTTCAAAATTCTGATTTACAAGAATTCATTCAAAACAAAGATAAGTTAGAATCAAATCTTCGAAATAGTCTTGTCGATAATATTATTAATAAACTTGAAAATGTTTCTTTCAAAAAGAATGTGATGACAGAAATGCATTATCTATTTAAGTCTCTTGAACCAAACTTTGTATCAAAGTTAGATTCAAACCCTTACCTCATTGGATTTAAAAATGGTATTTACGATTTAGAAAATATGGAATTTCGACAAGGTGAACAGCGTGACTATTTAACCTTAACAACTGGTTATGATTTTATTGAATATGACCCAGATTGCCAAGAAGTTCAAGAAATTTATGACTTTTTACGTAAAATTATTCCTAATCCAAAAGTATTTGAATATCTTCTAAAAGTACTGGGTCGTTCACTACTTGGTATTAATGATGAACATTTCTATATATTTACAGGTTTATCTGGTGCTAATGGTAAAAGTACACTAATTAATTTCTTGGAATATACACTTGGTGATTATATGACTTCAGCTGATGTCTCTCTACTTACAAACAATCGTGCTATGAGTTCATCTGCATCTCCAGATATTATTAGACTTAAGGGTAGACGTTTTGTATCTTTTGCAGAACCAGAATATGGAGATACATTGAAAACTGGTATTATTAAGGCATTTAGTGGTGGTGATACAATTATTGCACGTGAACTTTATAAAGCACCTATTTCATTTAAATTACAAGCTAGTATGTTTATGTGTTGTAATGACCTTCCAAATGTAAATTCTATTGACGGTGGGACGTTCCGTCGTCTAAGAGTTATAGAATTCAAAAGTCGATTTTGCGATAATCCAATTAAAGCAAATGAATTTAAGATCGATCCAACAATTAAGGATAAAATTAAAAAATGGAGACCGTATTTCATGTCTATCTTACTTCACTATTTTGAACTTTATCAAGAAGAAGTTAAAATTAATGGTAAAATTGAAGAACCTGAAGAAGTTAAGATTGCTACTAGTAAGTATAAAGCGGACAATGATAGATTCAATGAATATATTACAGAATGTCTTACAGAAGTATCAGATGGATTTGAAAATATCAAGTCTATTTATAATAACTTTATGAAATGGTGGGCTGAAAATTACTCTAATACAAGAACACCTGATATTAAAGAACTAAGAAAATCATTGAAAATTAAATTTGGAGAGGAAATTGAAAAATATAATTCAAATGGAATTAAACAAATTGGATTCAATGTTAAGTTTAATGTAACTGAAAATGATTTACAAGACTTTGATGAAGATTACTAGTGACTATATGTTTTAAATTTTAATTAATTAAATATATTAATTAAGATTTTTTTATTGGCTTATATTAAGCTTAATTATGGAAGACGATAATTTTGATTTAGAATCTTTACCATCCAGTATTACATTATCATCTACATATACACCTAAATCAGCAGAAGAATCTCCTATAGACTCTCCTTTTGCAGTATCACCAATTAAATCACCGGATTTACCTCCGCAACAACCACAACAAGAAGACGACCTTGAACCTGAAGAAAATAATGATAAAAATTATGTATGGGTACCAGTTGATGACAAATGGAAAAAAATCTTACTTTCAGATTTTTATGTAGTTAAAGATTGTGCACCGGATGGAAATTGTCAATTTAGGTCGTTAGAAGAATCTTTAAAAGGAAGCGAAATTAAAACCTCACATAAAAAGTTAAGAAGACTTGTTGCCGAACATATACTAACATTAAGTGATTTGCAATTTCAAGAAATTCTTGGTAATTACAAAGCAGAAAAAGATAGTGGCGAGTTTTATGGTGATTGGGACCCGCATAGTATTAAAACAAAACGTCAATTAGCATTAGAAGTAAAAAAACAGGGGTTTAATTTTGAAGGAGACAATACTACATTATCAATTTTATCTTCTGTTTTAAATATTGATATTTTTATTTTTAACCAAAACACTCATACAGTAACTAAAATAGAAAACAATAATGATAAATTTGTCATGTTGAATTTCATTCAAAGTGGAAATACAGGTCATTATAAAACAATCGGGTTTAGACATAAGAAAAATATACAAACCCTATTCAAACGTAGTGAATTAGATGATGAAATATTACCTTTAGTTGATAAACAACTATTTTATAAAAAACATATAGAACAAATATATAATTTATATGACCCCTTTACATGTAATGATTTAATATCTAACTTGGAATTAAATTTAGGTAAATTATCTAAATCTGACAAAACCTTAATATGTAAATTATCTGCAAGAATTGTAACTCAACAAAAGGCTAAACCTAGAAAAGAACGGAGGAATTCTAAAAAACGGTCCTTTCCGAAAGCTCCTAAAAGCAAATCTAAGAAAAGTAAATCAAAAAGTAAAGAATCTGGTACAAAAACTTCTCCTAAAACTAAAAAATCTAAAAGTCCCAAAAGGAAAACTGTAAAACGTAAATCTGTTAAAAAGTCTAAGAAGTCTAAAAAGTCAAAGAAATCTAAAACTGTAAAACGTAAATCTGTTAAAAAGTCTAAGAAATCAAGAAAGTCTAAGAAATCAAGAAAGTCTAAGAAATCAAGAAAGTCTAAGAAATCAAGAAAGTCTAAGAAATCAAGAAAGTCAAAGAAGTCAAAGAAGTCAAAGAAATCTAAAACTGTAAAACGCAAGTCTGTAAAAAAGTCAAAGAAGTCTAAAAGTGTAAAACGCAAGTCTGTTAAAAAGTCAAAGAAGTCTAAAAGTGTAAAACGTAAATCTGTAAAAAAGTCAAAGAAGTCTAAAAGGAAATCAAAGAAGTCTAAAAAGGCTAAAAAAAGCAAACGTAAACGCAGAGAAAAACCAGGTAAAGATTAAATCGGATGGTTCGATTTATTAAAAAAATTAAGAACTTTTATAAAAAAATTTATATCTATTTATATAGTATTATATAAATGGACAACACGTTAATTATAGGTTTATTCCTAGCATTTATTGTATATTATTTTTTCATTAGAGAACAAGAATCCTTTGAAAATGAAAATAAAGATATGACAAAGAACAAAGAATGTTCTAGATTATCCTTAAATCAAGGAATTTATGGTTACAGAGTTAATATGATTAACAGAGGTGCTCGTTAACCTCTGATTTCATCAAAGCTCATAACAGCACTATCTGTTTTAAGTGTTGGTCGTGAACGCCATGCTGCACCCTGTGTTCCTTGGTCACTTAAATATCCACCCTTTGCAGATTTAACACCATATATACGGTCTTTTCTAACAATGTTTTCTTTTAGGTCATCTAATTCTTTAAGAATGTCTCTTCTACCTATAAATAATTTATCCTTTGTTACACGTAATGTTCTATTATTACCAATAATAATATACACATCATTGTCTGATTCAATATTAAAATTAGAAAAATCACCTTTTGCATTTGATTCATTGTATAATTTAGCACCACCATAGTCTACTCCTGTTTTGAGATTGGGTAATGTGCAAAAATCTGAATCCGCACACCAAAATGTATTATTTCTCATAAAATCAAATGTTACTTCTCCGTCTTTACCAGGAGGGCCAATAACTTGGCTATCTTTTCCTTTAGGTCCTTCTGGACCTAATGGTCCTTGAGGACCTGGTGGTCCTTTAAATTCATCAGACTTTGAGACATAAACCATAAAACCTATAATAGTTGATAGTAATAATAAATTTATAATTATACTTATAGTATCCATACTTATTATTATGATTTAAAATTTTTTTTCTTAAAAAGTGAATTATTTAATAATAATAATAAACGTTAACCAGATGTCTTCAAAATATCATCAACAATTGCAAATTTTTTTATATAAGAATAAACTCAATGAAAAGAGTATAATGGATTTACTTAATAAATTTTCTACAACAACAGTTAAACATATTATTCAAGATTTAGGTATTATAGAACCACCTAAAGAATCAAATGAATTATATATTTTTAGTGACGGTAATTGTAAAGGAAATGGTAAAAAAAATGCTAAAGCTGGTTATTCGGTATTATTTATGGATAATTTAGAAGATTCACTATTCACTAAATTTAATAAAACTAGACTAGTTGTATCAGACCCTACAAATAATAAAGCAGAATTATCTGGTATAAAATATGCATTTAAAACCATATCTGATAATCAAGATTTATTCAAAGACAAAAAAAATATTATTTGTACGGATTCTATGTATTCAATAAACTGTATAGACAAATGGTCAAAAAATTGGATTAAAAATGGATGGAAAAATAGTAAAAATGAGGAAGTAAAAAATAAGGAACTAATTCAAGATATCTTAACATTACGAGAATCTATTGATTCTGAAATCAAAATTTCTTTTAAACATATTCCAAGTCATACTAGTGAACCGATAGATAAAAAATCTCTTGAATGGTTATTATGGTATGGTAACAATAAAGTAGACTCTAATATAAATGAATTATTAAGTCTAAGTTAATGAATTATTAAGTCTAAGTTAATGAATTATTAAGTCTAAGTTAATTATTAAGTCTAAGTTTAATTTAAAAACAACTATACATATTTCATTATATAAATAATGTTTGAATCTATCAACATTATTGGTTATGGTTATGTAGGAAGTGCTATTGGGCACTTGTGTGAAAAAAATAAGATTAAGTTTAATGTATGTGATGTTGATATTAAACGTAGTGGTGGGTATGATTATTTTACAAAATATCTAGAAGAACTTGTATATTATTCTGAAAGTAAAAATGATATAAATTATTATTTTGTAGCTGTACCAACACCTAGTAAAAGTGATGATTCCTGTGATACGTCAATTATTATATCTATTTTAAATCAACTCAATATTATGGTAAAAAAGAAAACAAGAGTTATTATTAAAAGTACATTAGTACCTGGTTCTTGTAGTAAATTTTCTCCTGAATTTAAAAATATAGATATCATTTTATCACCTGAATTTTTAAGAGAAGCTACTTTCAAAGATGATATATATAATACAGACTTTGTATTAGTAGGTCTTCCACCATATACAGAACTTAATGAATATGCGGATATTCTAAATATGTTTAGGCAATTACATATACATAATAAGAATATAGATATATATATGAGGTCATATGAAGAATGCGAGTTATTTAAATATACATTAAATGTCCATTTAGCTGTTAAAATATGGTATTTTAATGAAATTCATGAAATTTCTGAAAAATTAGATGTAGATTATGAAAAGTTAAAAACTTTATTTAAATTAGATTCAAGAATAGGAGAATATGGTACACAGGTACCTGGTCATGACGGCAAGTTTGGATATGGTTTAAGTTGTTTACCTAAAGAAACACGTGGCATGATGAAATTACAAGAAGAACTAGGTATAGATAATCATGTTTTACAAGAAATTATTAAAAGGAACAATTATTTTAGAAGCAAATAATAATACATTTTTATTTATTTATTTTATTTTATAATATTAATAAATAAGCATAAGCATGAGCGATTATAGAAATGTCAGTCAATCTCATTTTAAGAATGATGAATGTTATATTAACCAACAAAATCAAGGAAATAAAAGTATTTTTAATTATATAACAGATGCAAGTATGTTTATTAATAAAAATCAATGTTTTGACGTAACTCCCCCTTTTCTAAGTTACATTCCAGTTGGTATTCCAACACAGAATGTAGATATTGAAAATAATTTAAGGGGTGTTGTTAGAAATAATACAAAATGCGCCTCTTGCAAGTTTACACCCGATAATTTAGACTTTACAACAGATGGAATGTTACAAAAAAAACCACTAGATTTATCACCTCATAATCGCCAATTATGTAAACCTGACTTCCAAATTTTACCTAAAGGTTATTACAACATCCAAAGTCGTAAATAGTTAATAACTAATATAACTTTTATCATAATTATATATATATGATAAAAATTAAACTAAGAACTAATTAAATTTAGGCAATATGAAGAGCATTATGTACACTAACAGCTCCGCTTAAGAAATATTTTGAATTAGCTGCAACTAAATTAATGCTATCTCCAATTAAACTTCCAGCAGTTGTTTTAATAACAGTTTTAGCAGCACCAGTAGCTAAGTTAGCACTAGTGCTATATTGCGAAATTGCTACAGCTCCATTGATACAAGCACTTGGAGCTGTTAAAGTGTGTGCACCTGTATTAGAAACAATGAATCTATACATAAGACCTGAAATTGGAGGTGGTAAGGTAACAGATGAACCACCTGTAGCATTTAAAAGAATAATATCACCAGATTCAGCGGGGGTTAAGGTAATAGCAGAACCAGCTTCTGTAATCTGTAATTGTGACTGTCCTAAATTAACTGAGCGGTAATCATGAATAACTTTTGAACGTTGAGACATTTTATAATATATAAAAATATTTTTTTTTTTATAATTAATTTAAGATTAAGTTAACCTTGACATTTTTTTTTATTTCTATAAAATAAAAATATGTCAAGAGATTATTTTACGTTCCATAGTTATGTATGTAATAATAATACTCAATCTACAAACCAGTTCATGAATTTTTTAGGTGCTTCTGTACTTGATAAATTACCAGATAGAGTATGTTCTTCAAAAGTCATTTATGACATCCTTCGCCAAGATTTAGACACTTATTTTAAACAACGTGTTTTTCGAAACGCTTTTATGGAATATTTTAAATGGAAAGTTCTCTATAGTGAATCATAGAGAGTATATCATAGGGAGTATAAGCGAAACATAAGAGTGATGACTTACCCACTGGGTGTCATATCTAAAAATTGAATTTTAATTGTACATGTATAATTTATATACATATACAATGAATAAATTAACTATCGGTTGGCATACTAGCATCACACCATCTATTATTCATGGTCTTAAATTTAATCAAGAATCACAAAAACATTTTGATAAATTTTATGTCGCTGCTCAAATATTTCTCAAGGCTCCGATGAAGTTTGGTAAATCTAAATTAAATGAGCAAGATTGTATTAAAGTAAAACAATATATTCAAGAAACTAATATTTACTTAGTAGTTCATGGTCAATATTTAATTAATTTTATAAAAACAGATAATGACTGGGCTATCAATAGTGTAGTTGATGATATTAAACTATTAGATAAAATGATTCCTGACAACAAAAAGGAAATGACAGGTGTAATTATCCATATGGGTAAAAATACAAATAAGGAAAGTATTGAAACATGTATTGATAACTTTTATAAAAATGTAAAAGAGGTAATTAATAAAACCCAAGAATGTAAAGTAAAATTAATTTTAGAGACTTCAACTAAAACAAAAAATGGAAATGATATTTTTTACGATATTGAAACTTTTGGAAAACTCAAAATGTATCTAAAAAACAACTTATCAAAAGAGGAATATTCTAGAATAGGTTATTGTATAGATACTGCTCATATTTTTGCATCTGGATATAATATTAAAACAAAAGAAAATTTTGAAGATTTTATATCACTTTGGGATCATCATATTGGTATTAATGAAATAACATTATTTCATTTAAATGATTCTAAAGTTGGTTTGGGTTGTTGTAGAGATTTACATGAACAAATTGGTTCTGGGTTAATTTATTCTGATAACAAAGATGGTTTAAAAGCACTCTTAGAATTTTCAAAAACAAATAATATACCTGTTATCATAGAAAGCGGAGGCGATCAACTAACTGAAATAGAACTAATTGATGGAATTTTAAAAAATTGAATTTTTAAATAAAACCATTATTTTTACTTAACCAAAATATGACCTCTCGACGAGTGTATTTATCCGCTATTAAACCTAATATTCAATACATAGATTCTATGTATATCGAATCCGAGGATGAATGTTCTTTATATTCTATTGAAGAATATAAACGTGATAGTACTGAAAGTGAATATAATTATGAATGGTCAAATCAAACATGGAATCGTGATGATAAGTATGATGTAAATAGAGTAAGTGAACTATTCGGTAGAAATAGTTTGTATACTGAAGTAGGGTATAATCGCGAATCTATTTATCTAGGTAATCAATACGATGACAATGAAGACTTAAATCCTATTATTGATTTATATACACAATCATATGAAGATCAGAACGAATATGATAACTCTGAAATCGAACCAGTAATGTCTTTACCATTGAGTCCAAGACAATATATGTTTATGAAACGACAATGGAATAAACAATTGGACATGGAATTGTCTAAAGCATCTTTAAAACAAAATCAAAAGACTGTCAGCTGGTCTGGATTTTCTGATAATTCACTTAACTCAATTAGTTCTAATAATGAAGAAGAGTATCCAACGGCTCCTAGAAATTCAAATGCATCTGATTTATCTGGACAGTCTAAAAAATCAACTAGGTCTTGGAAATCATTTTTCTCAAAGTTTTCTAATAAAAAGAAAAAGCAAATCAAATTTTATGATGATTTACTTCAAAAAAATTAAAATTAAAAATCAATTAAAATACAAAATTAACTAAAATTAGGACCTTCGGGTCCTTTTTTTATTTAAATCTCACCCTTTATCCAAATATAAGACTATTATATCTTCTTTCTTCTTCTTTTTCTAAATAATCCCTGTTAGAAAATTTTGAATCATCTGGTATGATATCTGGTAGAATATCCGGGTTTTCTCCAACTTTAGTAAAATCTAAAGTAAATTTTTCAGGTGACTGCTCACATCCACAAATATGCTCATTACCTTCAGCTTTATATTGTCCATTAAATATATATTTAGGGTTTAGTTTAGTACACATAGATGTACATTTAGTCATAATATCTCTTTGATTATACATTTTACATGAGTCGTCTTCATCAGAATTACATTTTACAGTTCTGGATGTATTAAATATAAAAAAGTACAAAACAGCTAATACTAATAATATTACTATCATTTCTTAATATATACACCTAAAAAAATTTTTTACTAATAATAGCAAAATATATATCAAAATAACATTAACAAAAAAAAAAATGAAATATTTTTGGCTTTAAATAATTTCAAGTATTTAAAGAAAATGTCTCTTGAAACGTCTGCTATTGTTGCTCTTGCTTTTGGACTGGCTATTGT